CGGGTCGAGCACAAGGACGAGATGTGGACACGGCTGATGACCCGCATCCACCGGGTGGAGAAGTCCTTGGAGACTGACAACTGGCCGGCCAAACCCAGCGGGCTGTGCAAATTCTGCCCATGTAAGGGCTTCTGTGAATTTGCGAGTTGACGATGGCTACCCCAGAGGGCAAGATCAAGACGGCGCTAGACAAGATGTTGAAGGCTGAGCGGGTGTGGTTTTACCCCCCGCAAGCCGGACCATTTGGTAGTGCAGGAATCCCCGACCGAGTTGCGGTCGTGGACGGTTTGTTTGTGGGTATCGAGTGTAAAGCTGACGCCACCAAAAAGCCCACCGCCTTGCAGATAAAGTGCATGGCGGACATCGAAGCTGCGGGTGGCAAGTGTTTCGTGGTCTATGACAAGGCCACAATCGAGCAGGTAAGGGAGTGGATACATGCTTGTCGTCGAGTCCGCGAGGGCCGTAGCCCTCAAACTGAGTGACCCACACAGGGTCTTAGAGTGCATACCCAAGGCGCGGCAGCTGCCGTCCGACCCACGCATCGTCGTGGTACCCCATCGGGTAAGGGAGATGCAGCGCCTAAGGGAACTGGGGTTCAACCCACCATCGCCCATTGGATACCAGTACGACTGGCCCGGGCGCTTCACGCCATACGAGCATCAAAAGTCCACGGCCGAGTTCCTTACACTACACAAGCGCTGCCTTGTGCTGAACTCGATCGGCACGGGCAAGACTGTCAGCGCCCTGTGGGCTGCCGATTACCTGATGAACATGGGCGTCATCAAGAAAGTGCTGATCCTGTCGCCGCTGTCCACCCTTGAGCGTGTGTGGGGTGACGCCGTGTTTAAGGAACTCTACCACCGCAAGTCGGTGACCCTCTATGGTGACGCCAAGCGTAGGCTCAAGCTGCTTAACACCGAGGCCGACTTCTACATCGTCAACCACGACGGTTTCCCGATCATCGCCAAGGAGGCACTGGACAAGTTCGACCTTGTCATCATCGACGAGGCAGCGGTCTACCGGAACCCATCGACCAAGAGGTTCAAGCAGTTCTATCGCTGGCTGCAGGTGCAACCGCACATGAACCTATGGCTGATGACAGGGACACCCACCCCGAACGAACCCACCGATGCGTGGGCACTGGCTAAGCTGGTGGACAGCCCGCACATGAGCAAGAGCTACACTGGCTTCCGTGAGCAGGTCATGATGAAGATGGGCCAGTGGAAGTTCATCCCTCGCCCCGAGAGCGTGGACGTTGTGAAGCACGTGCTCCAGCCATCCATCCGCTTCACCCGTGAGGAGTGTCTCGATCTGCCGGACACTGTGACCCAGACGCGTAAGGTGCCACTGACCCCTGAGCAGGCCAAGCACTTCAAGCAGATGGTCAAGCAGCTGGTCACTGAGGTGGCAGGTGGTACGATCACCGCTGTCAACGAAGCAGTAAAGGCACAGAAGCTGATCCAGATCGCACTGGGTGTAGCTTACGGGGAGAATGGAGAGCTGCTCGAACTGGACTGTGGTCCGCGGATCAGCGCCGTGAAGGAAGTCATTGAGGAAGCAGGAGAAAAGGTGATCCTCTTTGTTCCCCTAACGGGAACTCTGCGGATGTTGGAGCGCGAACTGTCCAAGGACTGGACGGTCGGCGTGGTCAACGGCGAGGTGTCGGCGTCTAAGCGCAACGACATCTTCCACAACTTTCAGAACGCCCGCGACCCTCGTATATTAATTGCACATCCTGCGACAATGGCGCATGGATTGACCTTGACAGCGGCGTCAACCGTTGTATGGTATGGTCCGATCACTAGTAATGAACAGTATGTTCAGGCCAACGGTCGTGTCGAACGTATCGGCAAGAAGCATGTGTCGAACGTCGTACACATTGAAGCAACTGAGGTGGAGCATCGTATCTATGAACGTCTGCAGAATAAGCAGAAGTTGCAGGGTGTGCTGCTAGACCTGATAGCCCAGATGGGAAAGGAACAACATGTCGTTTAGCATCGAGAAGGATGTCCCGCTGCCGGAGAAGAACGTGCGCTGGAAGTATCCATTCGACCAGATGGAAGTTGGTGACAGCTTCTTCGTCGTGAACAAGGACACCACGCAGATGTCTGCGCTGTGCAAGCGGGCTGGCAAGCGTCTCGAAGGGCGCTTCGTTACCGCCAAGGTGGAGAAGGACGGCCAGTCTGGCGTCCGGGTCTGGAGGATGGAATGAGCTTTACAGTCGAGCAGGTGGTGGAGACCTATCTCAAACTGCGGAGGAAGAAGGAGGCAGTCGAGAACGAGACCAAGGAGAAGGTCGCTGAACTTAAGGCCAAGATGGCCAAGCTGGAAGCATGGCTGATGCAGAAGGCTGACGACGAGGGTGTTACCTCATTCAAGACTTCGGCTGGCACGGCCTTCGTGACCAGCACTGACTTCGCCAACGTGGCGGACTGGGACGCTGTGCTCACCTTCATCAAGAACCATGACGCGTTCGACATGCTGGAGCGGCGTGTGTCCAAGACCGCGGTCCGGTCTCACATGGATGAAACTGGCGACGTGCCACCGGGGATCACCTACGGCACCAAGCTGGGCATCAACATCCGCAAGGCATCAGGGGGTGACGAATGAGGTGGCTTCGCAGAATGGTGCGCCGCTGGTTGGAAGGACCCATGCCAGATGCGGTTGGCCGTGGTCACGGTGAGCACTCGACGCTGCAGATGCTGACCTCCATGGATAACCCGGCGACGCACGTCGTGACACCGATCCGCAATGGCTTCCTTATCAGCACTCGCGCCTACAACCCCAATGGTCCGGACAAAGTCGACGCAGTCTACGCAGCAAGCGCAGACGAACTCGGGCCCCTGCTCGTCGCCGAGATGGCGACGCAGCGTCTCACCAAGTAACGCTCAGAGAGGACAACATGAGCAACATCGTACCTTCCAACATCCAAATCCCGGCCCACCTCGCACGTGTGGTCGGTCAACCCTCTGCTCTGTCGGCCGCTCTGGCCGGTGGTCTGGCAGGTGGCGCGGAGTTCCCGCGCATCTCCATCAAGGGCAGCCGCTTCCGCATCATCGAGGGCGGCGCCGAGACTGTGCTTGAGGACACCAAGCTGTCGGTGGTGATCGTGGGTGCCAACCCGCGCCTGTCCAAGACGTTCTACGCCAAGCAGTGGACCCCGGACAGTGAGCCCTCGTCGCCTGACTGCTACTCGCTGGACGGCATCCGCCCGCATGGTGAGAGCACCGACCCGCAGAACGACACCTGCGCTGGCTGCCCGATGAACGCATGGGGTTCCAAGATCACGCCGATGGGCCAGCAGATCAAAGCCTGCGCCGACCAGAAGCGTCTGGCTGTCGTGGCATCCAACGATCCCGAAGGCCCGGTGTACCTGTTACAGATCACCCCGGCTGCACTCAAGGGTCTGGGTTCCTACCAGAAGGAACTGCAGATGCGGGGCATCCCGGTCGAGGCAGTCAAGACCGTGGTCACCTTCGACACTGACGCCAGCTTCCCCAAGCTGATGTTCAAGTTCGGCGGCTTCCTCGACGAGGGTGAGTACGCTGCGGTCGAAGGGCTGTTCGGTTCGGACAAGGTGCTTGAGATCACTGGCGAGAAAGAGACCGCCGCTGAACCCAAGGCTGAGCCCAAACCTAAGGCTGCCGCCAAGCCCGCCGCTGTCGCTGCCAAGCCCAAGCCTGCTCCGGTCGAGGAAGAAGCCCCGGCACCCAAGCGTGGGTTCGGTGCGAAGGCTGCACCCGTCGAGGAGGAAGAAGCTCCGGCCCCCAAGCCTAAGGCTGCTGCACCTAAGCCCGCAGCACCCAAGGTGGAGAAGGCTGGTGCTGGCTCCCTCGCTGATGAGATCGCCAACCTGATGTCGGACATGGACGATGATGACTGAGCAGAAGCGGATCACGTTCGACAAGATCGACGCGCTCCGTAGGCACATGCTGCTCACGCACACCCAGATGGCAAGGTTACTCGGGGTATCCCGGGTAACCTACTACAACTGGAAAAAAGAGGGCCACCCTGCTGAGCGAAATCTCACGAAAACACGGGCTATCCTAAAGGACATGCTCCGTGTTATGACAGAACACGACTGGCCGGCGCCGGCCGTTGTGGCGATGACTCAGGATGAGCGACTGATCGAGCTACAGAAGTTGCTTCTCGTAAGATAAAGGTAGGGGGCCCCGCGCCCCCTATCGCACCGAGCAGGGTAGGGACATGGACACAACAGAGTTCTTGGGCAGAGTGCTGCCCGACGAAGGGTATTACGTAGCGACAGTTATCAACCCGGACAAACGCGCGCAGAAGTCTTATGAGACCATAGACGCGCTGTCCAATGCGGTAGTCCGGATCGACATCGCTGGTGGTAACGTGTACTACGCAATGTCTTCATTCAACGAGGCGGGCAACCGCAAGCAGGTAAACGTCAAGCAGACCAAGGCTCTGTTCATTGACATCGACTGTGGCGAGGAGAAGCCCTTCGCCGACCAACGCGAGGGTGCCAGAGCCCTCAAGACATTCCTCAAAGCCAGTGGCCTGCCGCCACCCATGATCGTCAACTCCGGCCGTGGTCTCCACGTGTACTGGCCGTTGACCGAGGCGCTTGCGCCCGCTGACTGGCAGCCTCTGGCTGATGCACTCAAGGAGTGCGCGAAGCAGAACGGCTTCGAGATCGACCCGGCAGTTACCGCCGACAGCGCCCGAGTGTTGCGCCCCGTGGGTACCCACAACCCTAAGAACGGGGCGGAAGTGGTGCTCATCAAGGACGCACCCGACAACGATCCCGACGACCTACGCCAGCTCCTAGCAAACTACATGCACCGTGCGCCCACCAAGCGGGGCTTCGCTGCGCAGGCCAAGCCAGTGTCGAGCATCACGGGAGCGCTTGCGTCCGGGCAGGAGTACGAGCCAGCCGTTGCGGGCAACATCATCGAGGGCTGCGCACAGGTGCGCTGGGCTGCCAACAACCAAGGGGATGTGGAGGAGCCGTTCTGGTATGCGCTGCTCGGCATCGCTGCCTTCTGCGACGACCCGGAAGGGACGGCCGTTGCGTGGTCAGACCAGCACCCGGACTACGACTATAGTCGTACTGTCCTCAAGGTGGAGCAGTGGAGAGGCAAGGCCACAGGACCAACCACCTGTGCCAAGTTCAAGGACCTGCGCTCGGCTGGCTGCAACAAGTGCCCCTTCGCTGGCAGGATCACCTCACCCTGCCAGATCGGACGCAAGCTGACTGAGGCCGAGGGTCCGGCCGAGGACGCGCTCGACGAAGTGGCACGGGAAGTGCCCATGCCTCCGGGCTTCAAGCGTGTGGCCAAGGGCGGCATCGCCCAGACCATCGACGACACGGACATCATGGTCGTACCGTTCGACCTGTATCCTGTGAGCTACGGCAAGGATGAAGCCCTTGGCTACGAGGTCGTCCGCTTCCATTGGAAGCGCCCGCACAAGGGCTGGCAGGAACTCAAGTTCAGGCAAGCCTACCTCGCCGACGGCAACCGTGAGTTCCCCACAGCAATCGCTGACCAAGGTATCGTGCTGCCCTTCAAGGGCATAACCGAGAGGTTCCAATACATGCTTCGCTCCTACATGGATGAACTACGCAGGCTCAAGACAACCACCAACCTCTACACCACGCTGGGGTGGAAGGAGGAGAACACGCTGTTTGTTATCGGCGACAAGCAGGTGCGCAAGGATGAGCAAGGCCAGACCGTGGTCGAGGATGTCGTGCTGTCCTCTGCAGTGCAGCGGATCAGCACCGGGATGTATGGCGCGAAGGGTGACCACGAGAAGTGGGTCAAGATCACCAAGCTCATGGAAGCTGCCGGGCTCAAGGCTCACATCTTTGCCATGGGTGTGTCCATGTCCGCGCCGCTCTACCAGTTCACCGGGCTCAAGGGTGCAGTGCTGTCGCTCTACGGGCCGACAGGCAGCGGCAAATCTCTGGCTCAGCTGGCGATGCAGTCCGTCTGGGGCAACCCTGTCGAGTTGCACTACCAATCCAAGTACACCCAGAACGCGCTGTTCACGCGCCTGTCCTTCTACAGCAACCTGCCTATGACGATCGACGAGACCACCATGATGCCCGACAAAGAGGTCGGCGACTTCATCTACGGTGTGACGCAGGGCCGGGACAAGAGCCGCCTCAATGCCCGGGTAGAGGAGCGTGACCCTAAGACATGGGCCGCACCCGTGACGCTCTCGACCAACCGCCCTATGGGTGGCAAGCTGCTGGCTGCCACCTTCGAGACTGACGCGCAAATGGCCCGGATGCTGGAGCTTTCGTTGGAGAGTTCGGACATCTTCACCAAGAGCACGGATGTGGGGCGCAAGTTCTACAACACCATCACCCGCAACTATGGACATGTCGGCCTGCTGATCCTGCAGTGGCTGGTGGACAAGGGCGAAGCCGCCATCGTCAAGATGATTGCCGACCACATGGTCGCCTTTGAAAAGAAGTACAAAGTCCGGTTCACCGGAGAGGAGAGGTACTGGGAAGTCATGATCGTGCTGTCTGACCTGATGAACATGGTTGCCGTGCAGAATGGCTGGGTGGACTACGACTACGCCAAGGCCACTGAGTTCGCACTGGAGCAGGCTGGCATGATCCGCCGCAGCATCAGCGCCGCCAAGCTGGATGAGTTCGACTTGCTGGGTGAATACCTCAACGAGATGCGTGCTGCCACTGTCCTCGTCTCCCACATCGACGGCCACGATCTGCCGATCTACGATCCCAGCAGGCTGCCGCGCGCAGAGGTCCGGGTGCGGTTCGATCTGTACCGCAAGGCCACCAATGCCAAGAACGATCGCGGCATCCTGCTCGTGGACCGCACCCACTTCCGTCAGTGGATGGCCAGCCGGGGTGGAGACTGGAAGAAGTTTAGCGACGTGCTCGTGTCGGAAAGCATCGACGCCACACCGTCATCCAAGAAGGCCATCCTTGGCAGGGGCATCCCCGAACTGCGGCTCCCTCAGACCTACGTGGTCGGTATCAACATCGCCCATGACCGGCTCAACACTCTCTTGGAGAATGAGGATAACCGGCCGGAGAGCCTGACGCTTGGACAGTTGCGCCCAGTTACGCGCCCGCAGGTTCACTAGTTCTGGATCATCAGGTCGATCAGGTTCTGCAGATCACGCTCGGCAGCATTAGGCGCGGACCGCAAGGTCCGGGCTGACGCCGGGCGGCGGGCTTCCTGCAGCGCACGCCGAGAGTTCTGGACGAAGTTCTTGATCTCCAGAGCTGTGCCATCGGATGCAGTGTTCCACTCGTCGACTGACTCCTCGATCTGCCGGGCGAAGTCACGGTCGTTGCGCATCATGGCGCTGACCCATGCGGTCCGGTACCCGGTAACCACATCGCGCTGGTAGTCCGTCATGCGCTTGGCAGCGCGGATGACTTCGTACTGGTTGGCAGCTGCGACAGGGTAGAAGCCCAGCGCCCGAGTGATGATCGTACCAGCGTCCATGTCTGGCGAGACAGTGTAACCACGACGGTCAACCACGGCGCCCGACTGAATGTAGGCGTAGGCATCTCCGAGCGCCCGGAGCATGGTGATTGGCGCCTCTCGGGCGACACCCTCAGCGGTCGTCGTGGTAGAGAACGGGAACGCCAGCAGGTCTGCGGCAAACTGTGCAGACCCGATCAGCATGGACGGAGCGGGCCCAGCAATCTCAGACAGACCACGCGACACATCGGCGCCAGCCAACAGGATATCGGTTCCGGGCAGCAGATCACCCAGCGAGGTACGGCCCGCGATGTCGGCCGGAAGGTACTGGTTGACCACGCCCTTGAGGAACATGGCCGACATACCGGGGAAGATGCCGTCAATGAACTGCGCCGTCTCGTAGCGTGCACCCTGCCAGCCGGAAATTTTGAGCTTCTGTGCCAGCGTGTCGATGACATCCTCAAGGTCTTCCGCGAAAGGCAGACCAGTCAGACCGGTCAGCAACCACAGCCCGGCAAGCATACCGATCTTACCGCCACGGGACATGTTCATGAACATCTGCACGGACGTGGTGGGGAACACCTTGTACATGTACATGAAGGACTGGATGCCCGAGCGCCACGCAGGCGGACGGTTAAGGACGGAGTATTCACCCATGGTGAACTGCAGTGCCTGCACCGCGAACTCGCGGGCGGCAGTGGCAGCATCAGCCTCAGACATACCAGCGGCCCGCTTGCGGGCGTACTCAAGGCGGTAGGCTGTCAGGCCAAACGAGCGGCGAGAAGCCTGCTCAGTGACGTTGAACGTCCACATCCACCCGTCGAGGAACTTCTGCTTATAGCCCTTGGTAACGCGTCCGCGTGCGGTACCCACCAGTGCGTTGGACTGGGCGGGGATCATAGCCCCGTCGAGAATTTCTTGTGCGATGAACCGCGCCTCGTGCGCCGCCAACTTGTATCGCTTCTGCAGTTCAGGGCTGTTGGCCACCTTCTCGTAGAACTCGGCGGTGTTCATCTGCCCGCTGGTGATACCCGGCCCGCCTACCTGTGCAGCTGCACGGTGCAGCTCAGCAACAACCTTGCCCGCAGAAAAGCCGCCGCCGAAGGCAGTCTTCGGGTTGTAGCTGGACAAGTACGGGATGCCGTTGGTGTAGACGCTGAGCACGTTGAGCGCACCCGTGGCCACCGAGCCGCCGAGTTGCATCATGGAAGTGGCTGCGCGGATGCGCGACACCATCGGGCCCGCGCCAAAGTCGGACTCGTCCACGTTCTTGTTGCCGTCGAGGAAGGCCACGGTGCTGGCTGCCTCGTTGTAGAACTGGTTGCCCCGGCGCGGCTTGCCGCCACCCGGGTTGGTCTGCTCGTACATGTAGGCGTACTGCTCATATGCCCGCTGCGCATCGACCTTGGCCTCGCGCGACAGGGTGGTGTCCTTGGCAGCATCCTCGGCCCGCTTCTTGAGCCGTGCCAGTTGCTCTGGGTCACCGTTCCACAGCGACATGGTGGACGACATGCTGCGATCCATGATCTCAGCCAACCGCGGACGGACGATGGTCTTGGAGATGGTGGAAGCACGGCTCTCGATGTGGCGCATGGTAGCCATGACGCCGTCAAGGTCAGCACCCGGAGTAAACACACGTTCCAGCCGGTTACGGGCCGCGCTGTTCTGCTTGGTCAGGGCGACGATGACATCTTCCATCTTGTCGGGCGTCAGGGCGATGTCGAACTGGCGCAGGCCCCGGATGAACTCGTTGAGGTTCAGCTGCGGCGGGGCAGCCACGGAGTCCAGTGCGCTTTCGGACACAGCCCGAAGCTCGACAGAGCCCAGCCGGTACTCGCCAGCAGCCGTGTCGTAGTACATCGCCTCGAACTTGTTGCCCTTGAACAGCCCGTTGACCTTATCGACCATCTCCATGGACTGAGCGGCGTTCTCGAACTGGGAGTAGACCAGCTGCTCACGGTAGCTGTCCTGCAGGCGGACGATCTTACCTCCCACGAAGGCTTCGACGCGCATCTGGTAGGCACCCTCACGCAGCACGGGGGTGTAGCCCGTGGCGATGGTGCGCTTGGTGAACTTGTCTGCGTCCTTGCTTGCCAGCTCGGCGAGGATGACTTGCTTGACCTTGTTCTGCACCACGAAGCGATCTTCGCCAATGCGCATCCGCGACTTGAACCCTTGCAGTCGGGCGATCAGATCGTCAGCAGCCTGCTCTTGCATGGCGGCCGGGAGTTCCCGGCGCAGGTCTTTGGTCTCACCCTTCATGAACTGCCGCGGCTCGGTCAGCAGCGTGCGCAGCGCGTCGAAGCGGTCCTCGGCTTTGCCAAGCAGGGCGGCGTTCGCCGTGCGCAGGATGTCGTTGGCGTACAACTGATAGTCGGTATCGAGCACTGCGCGACCAGTATCGTCCTGCGTTACGTTCGAGGTGTAGAGGTCGCCATAGGTCTGGGCCAGCGTGGTCAGGGCCGACCGCTCGTCGGCAGTCAGTTCTCCATCAGGCACAGTGCCAGCGATCTGGCGAAAGGCAAGGTCGCGTTCTTGCAGTGCACCCTCGTACCGGGCGCGGAGCAGGCGCAGCTCGATGTCATCCATGGCCGCGCGGATTTTCTGGTAGCCCTTCCACTCGATGCTGTTCTCAGTCAGCCCCTTGATGCCGGCAAACTTCTCGGTCTTGGTGACCGTCTTGCCTGCCTCCTCGTAGGAGATTTCGTACTCAAACCCGTCGCGCATCTGCGGCAGCGTGCGAGTGCCCAGCGCCTTGAGGCGATCGACCTCGTTCTGGTTGGCCACCAACCGACCGTTTTCCATGCGGAATAGCGGCACGTTGCCGAGATCACCCAGCTTCTTGGTCTGCGCCACAGCGAAGCGCTGAGCTGCATAGAGCATCTCGTTGACACGAGCGGTCTGAACATCGGAGATGCCGCCCACTTCGCCAGCAATGGCGCGGTTGAGGACAGTGGCCAGCTTCTCGTTGTAGTCCACCTTGATGGACATGGACAGGTTGCGGGCTTCGTCGAGCAGTTTCTCCAGTGCCAGCAGGCCGGGGTTCTGCCGCGAACGGAAGTTGGCAAGGCTCAAGAACGTGGCCTTGAACTTGTCCCATGACTCCAGACTGTTGACACCCTGACGTTTGAGGTCCTGCCAGCCCTCCTCGAAGTTCATCGGACGGCCACCAATGGTGTCCATCTGCAGCGCGGCCATGAGGTTCACGTCACGCATCTTGGGCCCGAGCGAAAATCGCCCGGTGTCACCCGAGGTTTCCACGCTGTGCAAGCGTTGCCCTACAGACCCTGCGTCAAAAGTAACCCCCGTGCCGTAGCGCACGTAGCGCCGAGACTGGTCGAGCAGGTAGCGGGTCATCTCGTCGCCGGTCCGGATACCCAGCTTGTTCAGGAAGCCCTTGATGGAGTTCCACACCCGGGCCACAAGGCTGGTCTCCAGCACTGCGGCATAGTCCGACAGGTATTCTTCCACCGCCTCAGCCTTGGTGAGGCTGGGGTTGGTGGTCATGGCTGCGTCAGCGGCGGTCTTGACGGCCGGGCTGTCTGCGTAGAGCTTCTCCATCAGAGCGTCGAACTTCGGGCCGGGCATGATGGCCCGCAGGCCATAGTGGCCCATGCTTTCGTGGGCTAGGACGAAGTTAAGCTGCTGTTCGGTGGCAATGCGATCGGTGAAGACGACGACCTGACCGTCACCAAAGGAGTAACCCATGGCCTGAGCAGTGTCGAAGTCGCCCTGCGGGCGGGCTGCCACGGCGCGGGCGTAAAGCTGCGGGAACTTGGCCTTGAGGTCAGCCTGATTGCGGACCACGGTGACCTTGGGTGCACGCGCCAGCTTGCCGAGGAAGTTCCTGACCAAGAGCTGCACGCGGCCGGGCGCGATGGCAGTGACGGGCTTGCCGTCCAGATCGACGACACCTTCGATGGTGTTCCAGTTGGCGAGGGCGAAGTTACCGGGTGCACCAACAATCTGGCGGACGCCATCCACTCGGGCGAAGTTCGGGTCGTTGTTGGCCTTGGCATAGCTCAACAAACTGCGGTCGCCATAGCGAGCGTTCGGGTCCGTCTTGCGGACCTCCGCTACAAGCCGGCGGAATTGGGTCTGCCACTCCGCGGTGAAGTCACCGGGGGCAGCGTTGAACTCGTCAATAATTTGCGCGAGCTGAATTGTGGCCTGCTTCACACCCGTGCGGCTGGCCAGAGTTCTGGCGGCGTAAGCCTTTTCTGCAATCGACAGCGCAGCGGAGCCACTGGTCTTGCTGTTCTTCTCCAGCACGCTCTGTGCAAGGTCACGAAGTGCATCGGGAGTATCCGGGTTGTCCCTGATAGACATTAGGTCCACCGCCGCGTCGAGCTTTTCGCCCTCCATAGGTGCGTTTACCGGCATCATGGACTGTTCCAAGTCTGCAATATCGTCCTCGATACGCGTGTACGTATCGCGCAGCTCACGCTCGCTTTCCGTTTCAGTCGGTGTCGCAGCCACCTCTGCCTCAGTGTCTACAACGGTATCGGGGAGTGTGCCTTGGGATGCCAATTCGGCAACGCGGGCAGCGGCAGCCTCTGCCTTGATGCCCTCACCAATGGTGTCGCCAGTCTTTAAGAACGTCCACACCTGCGCGAAGTTGGTGCCGGTGTTCCTCATCCGGACCTTGCGTCCATCGGAGAGAGTAACTGTCTGGTACGGTACGCCTGCTTGCTCCGTGCCCTTCTTCGTGGAGCGCGTGACGCTTTCCACGGTGACGGTCGGCAGGGCAGGGACACCCGGGGTCTCGGGCACCGCCTCGGCCCGAGGTTTAGGTTGGGCGGCGGCGCCGCGTCGGACTGTCGCCGCCTTGGGCGCAGCTGCGCTGGCGGTCTTAGCGCCGGTCTTGAGCCCATCGCCTTTCGGTGCGGTCTTGCGTGGCGCGGGACCAAACTCGTAGATCGGAACGGCGCGCACTTCTTCTCGCCCAGTGGTGCGGTCGAGGACCTTCCCTGTCTCTGTTCCAATTTGGTGCGCCAGCTTGTCGGCTGTCAGTTTCTCCCAGACACGTAAGGCAGCGGGGCTGATTGCCGTGTTATGCTTTGACCATTGCGTGGACTGCAAGCGGACACCTTCTGCGGCCAGTCGCTCTCCGATCTCAGCATATGCCCGTGTGCCACGCCCTTTACCGCGCTGCACACTACCTTCGTCCCCGATCTGGATATTAATCAGGTGGGCAGTTCCATCCGGTGCGATCTGTACCGTCGCAAACCCGTCGGTGCCAAGCCTGTACTCGACGGCGGTGTTACCGTCTGGGTATGTTTCACGGCGGCTTTCCACAACCGCCTCCGGCGTCTTCGGTGCGGCGGCAGCAGGAGCAGGAGCAGGAGCAGGAGCAGGAGCAGCGTTGCGCAACCGCTTATAGAGCGCCTCTGTAGCTTTGCCTTTACGGACAGCGTCCAGCCACTGTTGCTGCGCAACGGGTGGCAGCATGTCGAACTCTACGGATTGCTCAACAGTCCGTTTGGCCTTCGGCACCAGCGTGAGGCGGCGCTTGTTGCGGAACTTGTCCCAAGCAGTACGCGCAGTGACCACTTGTTCTTCGGCCACGCGGACTTGGTTGTCTGCCAGTGCCCGCTGCTGGGCATCGCGCTGAGCGAAGGCTTCTTCGATCTCTGCTGCGCGGGCACCCTCGGCCAGTTGTGCTTGTCTCGTAGCCTCAGCAGTGGCCTGTTGCTCCGCTGCTTGCTGCGCCGCAGCAGCCTCACTTGCTGCCATGGCTGCACGCAGCTGGTTACCCATCACAGTGTCAGTGGTCTGGCCGGTCAGAAGCGGCGTGGGGGCAGGCGCCCCAACGCGCAAGCGTGCAGCCGGTGTAACCGAAGCCGCAACGGGCGTAACAGGGGCAGCCCCAGTGGGTGCCACACCCTCAGGGCCAGCGGTGAAGTCGGCAGCAGCCACGCCGGGCGGAGGCAGTTGTGCAGCGGCGGCAGGAGCACCAATTGCACGCAGACGTGCGGCTTGCGGGGCAGCGGCTGCTGCCCCCGGAGGAATGACCTCGCCTTCCAGTATGATGTTGCGATCGCCACCCGGCACAGTGATGTTACCAGCAGCGCGGTCTTCTGGCCGCAGACCACCAGTTGCACCCCGCATGATCGCGGACTGCTGCAGCGTCAGTGGCCGGTTGATGTCGATTACCTGCTCCCCCCCGACGGGCGGGACAAGGATAGATTGCCCGGGCGCACGAGCGACAGATGGTCGTACAGTGGGGTCATAACCAATCTGTAGGCGGGTGGGTGACATCCGGCCATACATGTCAGGCGTAAGTACTTCTTCGGTCGGTGCTTCGGCTGGCGCTGGCGGTGCTTCTTTCTCTGCAGCCTGCTTGTTGGCAACGGAGTTCAGGTCTTCCGGGTTGGCCGTCAGCTGACCAGTGGAGCGGAAATTAGCTGCGCCACCAAGGCCACCACCGAGGATAGCACCAGCGCCAGCAGCCACGAGGATGTCGTCGCCATAAGTCTGCGCAATGTAAGGTCCGAGTGTGGTCCAGTCGGATGCGGTCAGGCTGCCACGAACGGTGGGGTCGAACAGCACGGACTCAAGGAACGTCTGCGAGGCTTCAGTCACAGCTTCCGCGAAGCCGGTGCGGACACCGCCCGTCAGGGCATTGCGCAGGGCACCACGCGCCGCCTGCTTACCAGCGGTATCGGCTGCCTCACGAGCCGCACGGGACAGGACCTTGCCCGCCACCGCGTTGATACCGAACATGTCCAGAGCGGTGTTGGTGATGGCCCCGCCGAGAATTTCGGTCTTGACCTCTGGGTTGTTGGGGTCGAACCCGTTGCGCACGGCTTGCTCGTAGAAGCTGTTGACGTGCATGGGAAAACTAACCGCAGCACCACCAGCCGTAGCACCCGCTTGGACACCCATGGCTCCAGCGCCTGCAGCACGAACACCCAGACCAACGGCACCGGCACCAGTCAGCGAGGCTGCAACCGTGGGCACAGCCTGCCACGCACCGTCAATGATGCGGTCCATAAGCGAACTGTTCTGTGCGATCAGCGCGGAGCGCAGCTGCTCATTCTCGTCTTGGCCGAACATGCTTGTGGCGAACCCACGAACAGCGGCCCCAGACTCCGTAGCCCCAGCAAACTCAGCCAGTGCACCAGCGCCACCAATGATACCTTCGGCCGTCTGCCGCGCGCCCAGACCAAGAAGCTCGCCGACGCCGCGGCGCTCGGACAGCGACGTCAGGTAGCTGCGGTAAGACGAGGCGGGCAGCGGGACCCAGCCTTCACCCTGTGGCGCAGCGGTCGTGGGGGCCTGTGCCGTCTCCAGTGCGGAGCGCACATCAGTGGCAGCAAACGTCTTGTCGCCAGCGAACATCTCGTTCGTAGCTTGGTTGAAATAGGCCGGAGCGGTCCGCACCTGTGGCGCCTTGATCCGCTTGGCAGACTCCACGGCGTATTGGCCCGGAACGTATTCAGTGCCGCCAACAAGCGCATCAGCCTGCGTGCTTTGCAGATTGCCAAGCCCCATACGGGTGGCAGGATCACCAGCGAGAGGGGCACCGGGGACACGAAGCCCCACCCCCATCGACCGGTTTGTCGGACTTCCGGGGAATCCCTCAGCCATGTGTGCCTCCCTTAGTAGACTTGTTCGTAACGCGTAATCTCGTTGCCAGTGGCGTCAATCTCGGTGACGGGCGTGTACTGGGCGGTCGGTTCGCCATTACGGAACACCACGATGATACCGGTTTGCTCATCCTTTTGGAAGTCAATTGCGTCCTGCTCGCCGAAGCCAAGATCGCGTTTCATGGCCAGCAAATCAATGTCGGTCAAGCCAACACGCAGCGCCTTGTCTACGTCGATCGCAGCTTTGGCCTCGTACTCGGAGACGTTGGCCGCGGCCTGACCCATACCCTTAGCCCTAGCTTCTGCTTCCATCGTGGCCAGTGCGGCCTGCTGCTGCGCGTAGTTGGCATCAGCCAACAGCAGGGTTTCCTCGGCGAGTACGTTCATGTCCACGCCCTGCTGGTACAGATCGCCGTTGACGTACATGTCATAGACGCCTGCGGCAGTAGGTACGAACTCATACTGCATCCCAGTGATGTCAGACCAGATGGCATTGAGGCGCTGCGGCGCGTTGCTATACCGCGCTTCGCTGATGGCCATACGGGCCACGCCTGCTTCCAGCGCGATGTCCAGTTCCATGATCTTAGTGGCTGCAGCTTGGTAGGTCTGCATGTCGTTGAACTCAAGCGCAGCTTGGGCCAACTGGACCTGACGATCGCGTTCGGACATGAGCCGGGTAACGGCGCGGTTAGGGGCGCCGGGCTCACCCATCGCTGGCGGCGCAGGCGGACGCTGGTCAGCACCCGTGCGCATCATCAGCTCATCAACGAAGATGTCTTCCTGTGTGCGGTCAGGCGAGCCTAGCTTGGGACCGAAGGTCAGCTGCGTCGGTTGCCGCGGTGCCACTGTACCAGTGGACAGGACCAATTGTTGCCCGTCAGGCAGCGTGACGGACACTTCGGGCGGGACGCCAGCAGCCGCTGCTACGGCAGCGGGTTCGGTGGGGGTGGGTGTAGTTACGACTGGTTGTCCTGCGGCGGCAATAGCAGCGGCACGCTCAGCGTCTACTGCAGCTTGTTCTCCACGAGTACGGCCCCCGAACGCACCGGCCAGATAATCGACGATTGCTTCTTGGCCGGGGGCTGGGACATACGTCTCCGTAACGGGAGTGACTCCGGGGGCGTTAGCAGCCATCTGTTCTTGGGCGCTAGGAATGTAGCCAGACTCAATCATGGCCTGCACGTCGGCGGCTTGCTGCCCAGTCAGATTGCCAGCTTCGACGGCGGCAATAAGTTGATCTGCGGTGGGCATACGTCCGCTGCGTGCGGCGGCGACAAATTGTGAGTAGTCCATAGCTGCCACGGGTGAGACCCCGGCCGGGCGGAAGCGCGTTTGCGCGGGGGCACCAAGGCGATCAGTACCAGTACCGCCACTAATAGAACCCGACCCGGCGCCGCCAGAAATCACGTCACCGCCACCAAACGAGAGCGGCGTGTAGGCCGGGCGGACACCGGCTGGGGCAGTAACTGCCGGAGCAGGAGCCGCAGGGGCAGCGGGGGCAGTAGCGGCAGGCAACGTCAACCCAGCAACCGCAGGAGCAGCGCCGGGAACACCAAAGATGGAACGGTAGCGTTCGTTCATAGCCTCGGTACGCGCTTTGGATGCAGCTGCAGCAGAAGCTGCTGCAGCTCGGCGACGCTTGGCCTCCTCACGGTCTTCGATCTTGAACTGCTGGTCCTGCGCGCGGATGTTCATCACTTGCCGCGACTCGCGCTGGCCTAGCGCGGTGTTGACACCCGCACCAAAGGCTTCCGACATGCCACCACCCGGGGCGCCGATGCCACCGAGAATACGGTTACCGAATGTTTGGACTACCATGGGTGCCTCCTATTAGGCGATATTACCGTACATCTGCCCGAAACCGCCAGCCAAGTCTTTAGCATAGTCAGACTTGCGCTGCTGAAGGTCTCTATAAATCGCCATGTTAAGCTCCTCGCCAGTGGTTGGGACACTGGTCGGAAGGGCTGACAGTCCTGCAGCCGTGGTTTGCGCAGCGCGAGCTTGCTCACCAGTGACAGCGGCAGTGCCGATTCGTGCACCCTCGATTGAAGCGCGGCGGCGCTCCGACTCTTGCAGGCCCGGACGACCAGAGACAGCAGCGGTACGCTCGACATCACGCAAGCCACGCTGGGTACCCATCTGGGCCTCGGCAAACGCACGCTCAGGGTTGGCTTCGCCAGCTTGGAGCAAGGAGCGAGCAGCGCCAAGGCGCTCGTCAAACACGCCACGCTCGATGGCGGCAGTCTCCATGTTGCGCTTAAGGAGTTCGCGCTCCTGCGCTGTTAGGTTCTGCGGCGCTTTACCAAACATGGACATGGCAAGCGGGGCGATGTTGCCGAGGTTAAGGCCGGAGAAGAACCCGCCTGCTGCGGGGGCAGCGGCGGCTGCGCCACCAACTCCAGCAGCTGCGGGAGCAGCTGCAACTCCGGCTGCGGGGGCAGCGCCCCCAGCGATACCGCCGAACATACCTCTAGCGGCTTGCCCGATCTGGCCGAAGCCACCCGCCGCACCAAAGCCGCCCAGACCACCAAGGGCTGCTCCGATCCTTGGGTCCATACCAGCCGCGGCAGCACCAAGGCCACCAAGGGCTGCGCCCGTTAACGCAGTACCGATGGTACCGGAGATGCCAATCATGCCCGCGATAGGGCCCGCGATGAAGGGCGCGGCGATCATAGCCACGGTCCCGACGACCTTTTTAAGTCCGCGCCAGACTTTCGACAGGAAGCCCATTACATCTCTCCTTCTTCGTAGTCGTCATCGCTCATACGCTCTTTACCATCCGCGCCGCGCGTCTTGGCAATCATTTTGTCGAGGTGGTCAGTGCCCAGCCTACGAACCACGTCAGCAGGGATAACGTACTCGCCCTCATGGGCGTTGATCGGGATCGACCCATCCGGGTTCTTGCTCTTGGCTGGCAGTGGCCCGCCCTTGGCCATCGACATCTGGGGTGCCTGTCCTGCGGACATCGGTGCAGGCGTGGTCATCTGCCCGCCACCCATGGTCTTACCGATGATGTAGAGAATGATGAGGAAGCCTTGGTCGTACTCCTCACCGATGTCCTCGGCGTCCAGCATCCCCTGCTGGATCAGAACCTGACGCAGCTGCGGCCACATCTCCGGGTTTTGCAGCGCGGTCGTGGCAACCTGCACAAACATGTTGAGGCTCTGCGCGTCGACTTCGCCAGCAGCCATGGCCTGCTGAACCTGAGCCTTGATCTGTTCGACCTGCTGCGGATTCTGCTGCATGAACTGTTGCGCTTGCTGGTCGATGGCAGCAAAGTTAAGCGGACGACCTTGACCGCCCTGCGGGGCGAGACCGACCACGGGAGCACCGCCTTGTTGCGCGACGTTCATAGCCATGGGTGAGGCACCCATGGGGCGCTGCGGCATACCGCCGGGGCCGACCATCCCGCCTTCGGCGTAAGACTGCATGGGCATGTCGAGCATACGCGCGAGCGCCGGTGGAAGATCAAGTGATGCGGTTGACGGGCGGATAGGCATACCGCCCTTACCGACGTAACCACCAGCCTCGTAGGTCGGCACGCGCGAACGCTCGGCGTTAAGCATACTTACTTGCGCTCCAGTCATGAGATCATCCTGTCCGCCGCTTGGCGAGACAGTCGGTGGGACCACCGGCGGCAGCACGGGGGTTTGCATAACAGGGCGGTCGCGGTCGCGGTCGCGGTCGCCTCGCATTGGTGCTGCCATAGGAGCATCACCCGGAGAACGCGCAAGTCCAGAGATGCGGCCTGACATTGGGTCCGGTAGACCAAGAGAGCCAGTGCCCTCGCCACGTCGACCTACATCAATCCCGGCGACACTGGAGACACGACCCGACATCGGGTCAGGCAGTCCGAATGAGCCAGTGCCGTCACGCTCTGCGCGACTACCTACTGGACCAATACCCATGGCGTTTGCACCACGAGAAAGCGCACCGCCACCCTCGAACGTAGCACCGGAACGGCCCGGACCGCCACCGTCAAACATGTCACGAAGGCCGGTGTAGCTACCCCGGGAAGGACTGCGCGCCATGGTTAGCTCCTTAGCTGAGAAATCAAAGTATTTACTGCTGCCCGCAGCACGGCTACGTCGTTTACCAGTAATTGTACATCACGGACCAGCGACTGATAGTCAGCAAGCGATGGCACTTGCGCACCACTGATTGATAGTCCGGACCCTACAGCAGAAACGGCGCGGATGGAAGGCTCTGGTGCACTGGTGATAGCTACTGATGATTTAAGCAATGCACGGCTTGTGAGGTCTTGCTCACCACGCGTACCTATCAACAACTCCACGTTCTGCTTCATCGCGTTAAGGACGCGATACTGCCACTCCTCGACGCCAACCTGTGGCAAAGATGGGATGCCTGCAAACCGCGCCATTATGACCTCATGAGTGATGAGGGCGTCTCGCCCAGATGGATAGCGCGCACGCGCACAGTGCCGTCGACCTCAACTTCATAGGTGTCCGTCTTATAACCGGCCGGAAGTCGGAACACGTCGCTGTTACTACGCGTTGTGGTGAGGACCAGATTCTTGTTGGCGTAGAGCTTGAACGTAATCGGCTCTGACACAAACCAGTCTTCGTCGGCGCTGCCCCACTCAACGTCGTAGTCGCCCCAGATGGGCGAGACAGCAACCCCAGCGTAGTCCGCAACGACTCGGGCTGCGCCCATGTTGAAAGGCACCTGCGAGATAAAGACCTTGGACTTCCACGCAAAGTCAGCATTGGGCTGCGCCGGGTCATCCCACCGGACGATGTCGCCATCGTCGCCTGTCGTGTAGTAGAGCGCACCCGTTAGCGGATCGAACCATGTGGCGGTGAAGGTAAGCTCGTGGTCAACGAAGTCACCCGGCGTCTGGCCATCCTGCGAGCGGCGGTAGAAGAACGACCCGGTGCTGTGCGAGCCAAAGTACATGCTGTCGTAGAATGCCCCAACGATCGTCGATGGATCGAGCGCAGCGTTCCAAGTATCAGGGCTATGGGCTGGCGCCGTGGCAATCTGGACACCACCGGCAAACGAGGCAAGAGCCAACCCCTCATGGGTTGCGTACATAACCCCAACGTCAGCCTGCACGATGCTACGCTTGCTGAGGCACGGGTAGTTGGTGGCATAGCGCGTGGTCGAGAGAACCGCAGGGTCCGAACCCGAGATCACGTAGGGGAACCCCTCTGTCATGACCAACAGGTCGCTGCCAAGAGCAACCATGCCAACGATGTTGTACTCCAGCGAAATCTTGTACTTTACAGGCCACGCATGAAACTGTCCCGGTTCCGTGAAGTAGATGTCGTTGCCAACAAAGCCGGCCATGATGCTGTTCTGGATAACTGTCACACCCTGCAAGTCTTCCGGCGGAGCGTCGTAGTCACTTGAACTCAGGATGTTGAGCAGGCTGCGGAAGTTGAAGTCATCGGTGAAGTCGTATGTCGCGTCGCCCCAGTAACGCGCCGGGTCCGTCGGCGGGTTTTCAGCGATGTCGTAGTAGACCGTGCCGGTGGCCGCGGTGGTGGCCGTTACCGTGCCTGCCTGCGCGTAAGTGATGGTGAACCGATCTGGCACGTCGGTCACTACGGCGCCCGTGATGTCAAAGCCTGCGACGCTGCACCCTGCCAGCTTGAGGCGGTCGTCCTTAATGAACTTGTGCTGCTCTGCAAACTTGAGCGTGACGACTCCGCCAGTCCGGGCAACGGAGGCAATGGCCTGTGGGAACCACATGGTGGCGAGCCGGAAGTAGTCCGCGTCCAGAGTCTGCGAAGTTGAAGCCACAGTGCGGTAGAGGCGGATACCACGGATGAAGTTGTCACCGGCCGGTGGTGCGGTCGGGAGACCGCTGACAGTAACGATCTGACCTTCCTTGATGAAGATCGCCGTCGATGGCTCCGAGCCGATCGACTCCTCGTCCCACGGAGTGTACCACGTGTAGAGGTAGTTGCGGGACTGGACCAGCCCGCCAAGATCGACCTTACCATCCGAGCTAGTGGTCGTAGCTACTTGCGCTCCGGGAGAAAAGTAAGTCAGCGTGGTGGGGTTGATGACCGTAGCCGTCGTGGTGATGTTAAGGTCTCGAATGTCCCAACGGCAGTCGCCGGTCGCGGCGCCGGACACGGTGTCGATAACTGTAAAGGTGTTGGTGCCGGTCACTGTGACTGTGTAGGAGTTGGTTGTCGCACCACCAGTGGTGAACTCAATGTAGATGCGCGTGCCGGTTACAAGCCCATGGTTATTGATCGTGACGGTAATCGTGGTGCCTACACGGGCATAGGTGCCCGTGCGGTAAGAGAACCCGGACACGGTGATAAGAGCGCCATCCTTGAGGTTGTGCGACGTTGCCGTCACCAAAGTGACGTTTCCGCCTCCGTCGCGGGCGAAGCTCGCAGAGGTGACCGTGGAGAATGACGTGGGTGTGGCCGTGGTCGTCGTCGTGGGCAGCGGGAGCCCCAGATCGTAGTACCCACCAATGGCTGGGTACGGTTCGAGACCAGCTGTTGCCAGAGCGTAGGTGCTGACCTTGGGCTTGCCATCACCCGTAAAGTAGAACCGCTGCTCGGCAAGTTCATCCGCGGCAGGCGTGACAATGTCGATCTCGTTGGCCCATGTCAGCCACTTGAGTTCGTCCGTGTCCGGATCACGCAGTGCATAGAGCGTGCGCAGCACACCGGTACGTTCGGCGTTTGCGTAGACCACGGGTTCAGGGATAGGGATAAGATCGCCAGAGTAGAGTTTAACATCGCGTGCAATCTGCGCTGCAGTCCCCGGGAGTAACTCCGGGGAGACACGCGGAAGCGTACCCTTGAACTCGGCGATCTTAGTCGTTGTCACTTCTTAGCGGCCTTCTTCATGCACTTGCCCATGGCGGTGCACTTCTTGGGGTTGGGGCAGCCCGGGCAGGGCTTAAACTTAGGCATCGGCGCTTTCATTTGCAGTACTCCGTTTGCGTTGCAGTTACCTTACATCACCCGAGCAGTTTAGCCAATGTTTTTGGGCCGGCTACGCCGTCGGCGGTAAGTCCGTTTGCAGTCTGCCATTTCTTGAGTGCGGCCTCAGTGCCGGGACCGAAGTCCCCGTCGGCCGACAAGCCCAGCTTGGCCTGCATTTTCTTTACGTCGTCACCCTTAGAGCCACGGCGCAGCGTCTGCGTTACGGCGTCGGTGATCTGCGGATTGACAGGGACAGTGATCTTGCCACCCAGAGCAGCCACGGCCTTGGAGTAACGCGCCTGACGGTCTGCAAGGCCGATGTCTCCGCCGTTGATCTTCTTGGTGAGGGCAGCCACGTTGCCGGTGTCGGCGATGGCGTTCAGCTTGTTGGTGTTCCAGAACCACAGAGCCGATGCCAGCGCGCCTTCCTTGGTCTCGACCCACACAGCAGCTTCTTCCGCCGTCATGTCGTAGTCCTTGGCGAAGCGCGTATAGTTATCCCGCCCGGTCAGCTGTTTGAGCCCGCGACCGCGGAAGCGCCAGCCGTCACCGGGATGCACGTTGCCCAGCTTCGAGGTGCGGAACTCGTCCATGTAGACATAGTTGGCAATCTTCTCAGGGTTCTTGGCGTACTCGGCTGCGTTGCGCTTGCCGGGACCAAAGTAGCGCGGGAAGACCTTGTTCAGCGTTTCCTCACGGTAGTTGAGGTTCTCGCTCATGGCGTTGAAGTCCATCGACTCGTGAGCGCACTGCGAGATGAACCCGGCGATGCGCTGGTCAGTCGTGATGTCGTACTTCGGCAGTGCTTTGTTCAGCTCCTCGCACCAAGCCTTGATCTCTTTGTTGGTCGGGATCATTGCGGCCAGCTGGCCTTCGGTAATCAGGCTCATCTATGGTCTCCTATTCGCACCACGAGGACTTGGCCTCGCCTTTGTATGGACGGGCTAGGCCCGCAGAGATCAGGCTTTGAGCGAGGCTCTGGTGGTCTAGGTAGACCTCGCCCAGCACCCGGCCACCGTACTTGTCCCACTTGAGGATTTTGATATCGACCTCGAGGGCGTTGGCCACAGCGTCCTTGGTGAACGCGCTGGCCTTCTTTGCTAGGGCTGCCTCGGCATCGCACTGTGCGCGAGGTGCCTTCTCGGGCGTATCGATGCCCATCACCCGGATCGAGAGCTTGGGCGGAAGGGGCGACGGCAAGAAGTCCACCGCAATCTCCACAGTGTCGCCGTCGATAACACGCGTGATATCATAGGGCGTAGCGGTCGCGCAGGTCGCGGACAGGAACAGGGCAACGAGCCACCTCATTTCTTTTTCACCCTCTTGGTGACTGCACCAAGCACAGCTTCCTTGGCCATGTCCTTACCCATGCCGCCGAGCAGATCGCCCACGTTGCCCGTGGCCGCAACCTTGATTGCGTTCTCCACCGGGTCAGGCAGGTTCACCTTGTCCAGCACTGCGTCCACGGCCTTCTCTTTGAGCTTGCGGCCCATGAACATTCCGATAATGCGTCCGATCATTCTTGTGGCTCCTGTGGTTCGTCGCGTTTGCGGTTGTTGCCTGCAGCCATCACGCCGCCCAAAGCACCAGTGATAAAGCTGGCAATCGGGGTGAGGATGGCAAACAGCGCCCGGTCGTTTTCTGAACTCTCACCCAGAGGCTGGGTCACGAAAACCAAGCTGTAGAGAATGATGAAGATGCTGCCGCCCAAGATCATGGTGAGCGACACGCCGATGAAGTAGCGCAGCTTACTTTCCAGATAGTCAGGATCGTTCTTTTTCATGGCGCGGCCCCTCCAGTTAAATCGTCAGCGCAGTTCTTGGTACGAAGGCAGATCGGCGGCTGACACTCAAGCGCGCTCCAGTTTGCCGGGTCTTGACACGGATAGCGATACCAGCCGTCGCCGCTGAACCAAAACAAGACGCCTATTGCGGCCGCGGCGGCAGGCCATATCCAATGTTCGAGTGCCATTACCACCTCCCCAAATAGCGGCCCCAGAAGTACAGACCAAAGCCTGCAATAACGTTTGTCGCCAAGATGATGCCTGTCCAAAGCGCAGCTTCTAGGATGCTTTCGATCAGTTCTTTGCGACGGTAGACCTGTTCGCGCTGTTGTTCACGGACCCTGCGCTCGATGTTGATGAACTGCTGCCACGCGTCGTGGCCGTAGCTGTAGGTGATGAGCTGTTTTAGCTCCTTGCGCTGCTGTTCGCATTGTTTCTGAGCGGCGAATATGTCAATAGCGCTTTTTTGAGTATCACCGCCAAACAACGTCTTGAATACGCCGGGAGGCTCGTTGGCTTTTTCCGCAGCGTAAGCAATGTCAGAAACAGCCTTGCCCCATTCGGATAGCTGAGAAGCCATGTCCTGAATTTCACGGCCAGCGGCGATGCCCTGCTTTAGCAGGCCAAACGCCTTGCTGCCGATGCTAACAGCCATTCCAATGGAAACTGGGTCGAACATCACAAACTCCAGAACGGCGGGCATGGGTAGAGCGGATGAACCGCCAGCGCCACGTCCGCAGTATACCTGCAAATCTTGACAAATACCATGCGCCCATCGATCCACAGGTGGGTATAAGCCACCCAGATCAGCGGCACGTTCACTTTGTCAGACTTCGCAGCAGCGCGTCGATCTTGTTGTCAAGGTTGTCGATGCGCGTGATGAGCATGTTCATGCTGGACTGTACGTCAGTCTTTGTAACGTAATCCTTGGCCACTTCCTCGCGGGTGCGGTTTATCAGGATTTGCAGCCGCTTGATTTCTTCGGCGTAGCCCCGCAGCACCCAGCTTACAAAGCCGAGTGCTGCAGTGAGGCCAAAGTTCCAGAGCATCTCAGTCGGCATGGCTATCCCTCAGTGTCGATCTTTGTCTTCACGCCCGAGGCGCACGACGACAGTACCAGAGGTGAACGCGCCTGTCTTCACCCCAACGCGGTACCACATGAACTCCGGCTCGAAGCCGACCTCCTCACTGTTGGCAGTGAAGGTGTCCACGTCAACCCATGTCGAGTTGTCGATGCTGCGCTGGACTGTGACGGTCGCCACCCACGTGCCCGAGACGGACAGGTTGAAGTACCCCTCCAACCGTGCGGCGTCGGTGAAGGTATTCTGGGCAGTGATGCTCGCTGTTGCGATCGTGGTCATTGGCCTACCTCCTGCGCTGCGGCATAAGCAGCCCGTGCCTCGTCCGTGAAGACCGCGCCGGCAATGGCAACCACGTCTGCATCCTCGCCAGACAGATCAGCGTCAGGGGTCAGGACATGGCGATGGAACGTGCGGCTGATCTCTGCGCCATCCTCTGCGATAATCGTCGCCGTTCGAACCTGCACCACGGGGTAGCCCAAGGCGGTTTGGATGACTTCGATCTTGTCGTTCTTGGTGGTTTTCGTAAGAGCCATGATTTTCTCCTTTGGCTTAGGACTGTCCACGGTCTAGCCGCACTGTGTTACACGGTCCCGTCATGCAACACTTTGTATGTTGTCGTTCCGACTTGAAGCTCGACGTATTGTTTCCCTGCACCAGCAGAGCCTGTCCCGCCAGTGTCGCCATCAGAGATGGCTGTCAGGAAGTCATTGGTGTCAGAAGTGTCCTTCAGCGGAACTGAGGAGTAAACACCTTGGAACTCTGCGGTGACGTGGTTTCCGTCAGTGCTGTTTCCGAACAGGTTGTTCTGGGCGCTCAGGCTTGAGAAGCCAATGGTTTGCGTAGGAATAGTCTGACTGTCACCAGCCAAGTTTCCAACCAGCGTGTTGTTGATCTGGTTGCTCGTAACCCCGAGGCGGAACCCAACACCAGTGCCGTCGAAAGCACCGTTCCCGACATGAAGGTTCCGCGCGTTGTCAGCCGAAGGTTGGTAGCCACCGATGGAAGCCCCGACAACAATGTTGCCCGTTGCAACGCAATAGGTGTTGATCCTCACACCATAGCTGCAATCAAACACGGTGTTCCCGGTAACGACGTTAAACGAACCAAGGGTTGTCACCGTGATGCCAGTGATGGTGTCATTGACCGTGTTGCCAGTGATGGTGGCGTATTTCGATGCCTGAATGTTGATCCCAATCGACGCCGGCGCGTTTATGACGTTCCCAGTGACGGCGCTATGGTCAGCCGGATATGGCGCATGACCGACAGTGATGCCAAACGCGCCGCCGACGGTGATGTTCCCAGTGCAAACAGATTTCGGATCGTTGAAAGAAAACGCCGACGTTGTGGTGTTCGCTGGGGAAATAACCGTGCAATTTGCGTATCGGTTGTAGCCGCCGCCAGAGGTGTCAATGGCAGACTCTTGGTTCGTCGTTGTGGTGATGTGCAGACCATCAAACACGGAGTTGGTGTTGTTGAGCGCATTGTATCCTATGCCACCGACATTGGTCATCACAATGTCTTTCAGGAACAACCTATTATTCGTCAGACCGCGCACGGGGCCAAGCGGAAAGCGGTCATTGTCAGCGTCGATGATGCGAACATTTTTGATCACCACATCGGTCGAGTTGGTGACAAGGAAGATGTTGTTGTCGTAAGCAGGGAAACCAGAGAAGTCGATCAGGCCGCCGTCCCACTCAACACTTGATCTTGCGCTGATAACGAATGCGCCAAGATAGGAAGCCGCAGGGATCGCGTCGGTAACAATAATTTTCCCGTCGCATTTGATGCGAACATTTGACGGGACATTAACGGGAACCCCGGAGACGCGATACGTCCCTTGCGGGATGTAGATATTGGTCGCCCCGCTGCTGAACGCTGATTGGATTGCTGCTGTGTCGTTTGCAGAACCATCCCCGACTGCGCCAAAGTCTTTGACGTTAGCGACTGCGCCCTCAATCATTCTGAAGTGTGCTTTGGTGAGTGCCATGTTCTATACCTCAGACAGCATAAGTGACGTTAAACGACAAAAAGTGGTTGGCGTTTACACTTTGGATTTGTGCGATGCTAAGGGCGCCTGCGGTCAAACTGTCGAAGCCTGTTGTAATGGACATGCTGCCATCAGTTCTGACAGCGACACCAAGGCTGATGCAGCCAGCAGGCGTATCCACAAAGCTTATACGAGAAACGCATCCACCAGTGTATGTGCTTTGGTCCGTGCCTGGCGCAAACGGCAGACTGCGTATCCAAGCGATGTTTGATGTGGTGACTCCAACCACACTGGAAATCCGAAAACTTCCTTGGATATTAACGATCCGACCAATTTTAGTGTATGAGCCAAATGTAACGCTTCCAACGGTCATACCGCAGGCGTTCCCACCAGTTACAGCATCCCATACAACCGGAGACCATGTCCCTTCCTCGTAGTCATCAAACAGTTCGCTTGTGCCAGTGCCGGCGGTGGCAGAGAAATCTATGCCCATGCCGTCTGCCATGACGATATTCTGTCCAGCGGTCAGGATACCACCAACAGTGACGGTGTTGAAGGTCGGGTTGCGACCGAAGATTCCACCATTGCCTTTGATCGTCATTGTATCACCTCACCACGACTTCTATAGCCGCATTGAGCGGCGGGGCTTCAGAGAAGGTCAGGGTTGTGCCTGACACCGTATAGGTATTTTTATACTGGTATACACCGTCGATGTGGATGTCGGTCAGCGTACCGAAACCCAACGCCGAAGAAAGCGTATATGCTACTGTAGACCCGTTCCCAGTAAAATTATTTACTGCTGGCGCACGCAATTCCTGCAATGCCGCCTCAACGTTCGTCCCGGTGTAGTAGTTACCGGCGTCAGCAATGCTGATCTCCGCGGCTTGGTCGTGCTCGTCCACAAGGTCTGTTACCGAGGCGGCGTTGACCCGCATCTCAAGTAACGCACCAGATGCAAAGCTGGCAGCCGACGAGCCGTCCTGCGCACGCACCACCGTCATGGAGTTACTAGCCCGGGCCGTGACCTTGATGATCTCGGTCGTGCCGCCAGACGATACCAGCGTGGCGTAGAAGTAATCGCCCGCGCCTAGCGAGGGGAACTGGCTGCCGTTAGCCACCACAATGCCGGTATCAGATGCAGAGATCGCCGTGGCAAGCGTGCTGGAGGCGTTGTTCTTTAGGATGACTGGCATGGTGCCCTCACAGCAGAAGGAAGTCGATGGAGTCGAGATACTCTTGCGCGTTGCCCGCAAGAACCCGAAGCTCAAAGCGGCTATTAGCCGCGAAAGGAACCGCCAAAGTGCCATCTTGCCCCCTCACCACGGTCATGGTGTCGTCGGTACGGGCCGTGACCTTGACGATCTCGAAGTTGTTGTTGGTGTCCTGCAGGGTCGCCTTGAAGTAGTCGCTCGCACCAAGCGTAGGGAACAGGGCGCCCGCGCCCGAAGCTACGACGATGGTTGTAGCCGTGCTGCTGAGCAGCCCCACCGTGGTGGTCGTTGCGTTGTTGCTGAACTTGGGCGTTGCCATTGTCTACCTCACGCAAACTTAGGGGCGGAGGCGACCATCGTCCCCCGATAGTTACCAAGGTTGGCACGGGCCCGACGCTCAGTGAGCGTGAACAGCCCCTGCTTGGCGTGGTACGACGCCAGCTCTCTGTCGCTCCAAGCTACACCCGGCATGACGAGCAGATGCTGCAACGTCGAGTGCACAATCACTTCTTCGAGGTCGTTGAAGATCGTAAGGTCCATGCCAGCTGCAGTGCGTGTCGGCTTCAATGCGTAGAACATACGCATAGCATATGGCTTCTCGTCATCCGGCAGCGGCAGAAGGATGTACTTGTCCGGCGTGAGCTGGGTCACAGCCCGCGGCTCGGATGCCAAAGCAACCACCGCCTCGGGCAGCACAAACGGCTCGTTGTCGTTGAACAGGTTCTCGTTGTAGTCGAAGGTGTTGTACGAGCCGGGTGGTGTCAGGCTCCAGAGTACAGACGGGTTCTCGCCACTGTAGAGATCGGCCCACTCAGGGTATTGATATAGCGCCTGCTCTAGCGTCAGCTTGTGCATTGGGCGGTCGTTGACCAGCGCGTCGAACAAGACATGGACCTCAGTGTCCACAGGCTTGTCGTAAACGTACTCGTGCACCCCCGGGAGCAGGTTGAACCGCGGCTGGGTGTAACGCCATGCGAGCGTGCGCTCGCAGACCCGGATCGCTGCGTCGCGAATGTGTTGGATCGCCAAGGGCTGAGGGCACCCGGGCACGTTGGGCAGGACCTTAGGCAGGAGGTCAGTGAACGCGCGAGTTGGCATCAGATCACCTCACCCTTATCCATACCGGCGTTCTTCGTGTCGGTCACTTTGCGGCTCTGCAGAGTTGCGCCGAGCTGCTGGGTGAAGCTGTCGTAGAACAGCTTGGCCCGGCCGGAGTCCACATGCTCATCGTCGATCGACTGGGCCAAGAACACGGCGCCGTCCACGATGACGGGGAAGTACACGTCCGAGATCACCGAGATCGTGTCACCAAGCGCGTAGTCCACCGGGCTCTTGGCGTACTCCCCGACGAGCACAACCCCAGCTGCAGGGCGGGGGTAGAGGAAGTACCGATCCGGGTTCTTGACGTGTCGCATGAAATTAACTGGCGTGCCGGAGGTCTCCGTCATCCAATTGGGGTAGTTCCGGTTCATCGTCTCCCGGTCAACCTCGTTGATCGCCGCGCCGTTCTTGACTTGGAAGATGTCGAGGAGGCGGATGGCATCAACAGGCAGTGACTGAACCGCAGAGTCCGCGGTGGTCGGGATGTCAACGATGTCGGAGAACAAGTCAGGCCGCAGGATGGCCATGCGCTTGAGCGTCTGGTTGACATAACCAAGCATGACCGCATCGCTGTAGCGAAACGGAGCGAGCGTATCTTGGACGATACGCCGAACTTCGGTTATGACCTCCGCTGGTGTCATTCAGGCAAGCCCCTTGATGCGTCCGCCGACAACTCGGGCGAAGTATACACAGGTGGCTCGGGGATGTCATCAGTTGAAAGTTCAATTCGCTTGGTGCGGCGCTTGGCTTTCTCAACCACCGAGGCCGGCGCAAAACGCTCCGGGTACGCTTCCTCCTCGGTCACTTCTTCGCACTTGGGGTGCCGGGCTAGGATTTCGTTCCACTCGTAGATGAAGCCATCGGCCTTGTTCCGTAGGTACCGCATTATTTCTTACTCCCTGTTTTGGTCACACCTTTGATGGTGCCTTTGTTTTCGGCAGCGTAGAATACGCTCGTGCCCTTCTTCTTGCCGTACTGCTGTTGCATAGCAGTCTTGATCTTCTTACCCTTGGCGTTCAGTGGCATGTCACGTCCTCTTGCCTGATGGTTTGACCGGCCACGACTTACGCGCTGGGCCCGTCTTCTTGGTCGCCATGGTGCGCTTCTCTGTCGCGCTCATCTTTGCAGCAGCCGCGGCTGGACGACAAGCCGGATAGGCACGCGAGGACTTCTCAGACCCGGAGCGACCGCACTCCTTGCCGGTCTTGACGTCAACCCACTTCTCACCAAACCATTTGCCCAGACCGCCCTTGCTCATTTCTTCACCCGATTGTCCGGGCCGCTCCACCCTCCGCCGCGCTTCTTGTACTCCTTGGCAGCCCACGCGTTGGCGTAGGCAGAGGGGTAGACGTCGAACTTGGCTTTAGCCGCGGCTTTGACCTTGGACCAGAGCGCGGGGTTGGTTGGTTTGGGGCTGGCCATTACCACTTCACCTTATGCGACCAGTACCGGGCAGACAGTTTGTCCGGGCTGGAGTCCTGCGCGTTATGCCGGGCATAGTACGACTTCTTTCGGGCTTTGTCTTTCTCGCTCGTCGGATTTTTACCGGCACCTTCGACGCCCTGCTGGCCGAAACGGATTGTCTTGATCTGGTCACCGCTCTTGGCGACGACCACGTGGCTCTTGGTGGGGTGGCTAGGCGTGCGCTTTGGCTGGTTGAACCCGCTCACGCCTGCGCGCTCAAGTCGAGGGTCCTTGGCCATTACGCGATCCTCTCGGCGGCAATGATGGCAGAGGGGATAGCCGGTACGGCGGGCGGGCCCGCGGCAGCAGCAGTGTGGTCGAGGGTCACTGCGACGTTTTCTGGGAGCCAGAGAACCTGTACGTACTGTCCTGCGGTCACGGTGACATAGAAGATGATCTGGAAGAAAGTGTTACCGCCATCGGCAGCCTTGGGCACCGTCACCTTAGTCGCCGACCGATCTACGTTGGTGCCGTTCAGGGCCAGCCACACAGTGGTGTCGTGGTCATTGCTGTCAGAGTTTGACAACTGCAAGTTTGGAGCGACCATGTAGGTACCAGCCGCGGCGAAGGTCAAGCGCGTTAGATTGGTCCCGTCAGTGACCATGGTAATGCCGGCGCCAGCCACTTCGGTCGTGCCGAACTTAACTGGCGTGGCTGCGGTCGTGCTGCCCGTCTGATCCGTGACGTCAGAGAAGGACGCGAAGGCCCGGCCGGTAATCGTGGCGTAAGGCACCTTACCACTGAGCACGTCGATATTGGTGACGTTCACCTCACCGGTGCCCTTGGGCGTGATGTTGATGTCGATGTTGGTGTCGGTGCCGTCAGCGGCCAGAGTGTTGCCGTTGAGGTTGACCCCCGCAGCTACGGCGCTCGTGGCGAGCGTGGTGGACTCTACCAGCGTCATACCCGAGAAGCTACCCGAGAAGACCACACCGGAGACCGTGCCGCCTGTGATAGCGACCGCGTTCGCGTTCTGAGTGGCAATGGTGCCGAGTCCGAGGTTGGTCCGTGCACCCGAGGCGTCAGACGCCCCTGTGCCGCCGTCTGCGATGGCGAGGTCGGTGATCCCTGCGATGGTGCCGCCCGTGATGGCTGCCTTAGCGATGGCGACAGAGCCGGTCCCATTGGGGGCCAGCGTGAGGTTGCCGTTCGTGTCGAGCGTGCGGATGGTGTTGCCGTCGAGCTGGACGTTATCCACCGAAGCAGAGCCGGTCCCGACCTTGAGCGCCGTGCCCACACCAGTCCCGCTGTAGACCGTTTTCTCCGCAGCCTCCGGACCCCCGTCAACGTGCAGGACTTGGTCGAAGGTGTCTTTGATCTTCTGCGTCGTCAGGTTGGTGGCCATGGTGGTTGTTCCTTACAGTAGGATCGCGGGCAGTACGACTGTAGCACCTAGTGCCGTGGCAATGAAGTCCCTGTGAGTTGACGGGTATTCTGTGTCGTTAGGGGCATTATACTGCCGCGATATAGGTTGCAGAGAACTGGAGAGCGTTTGCGTTTGCCCCAGTCCCAACGTCCGAGACCGCCATGAACGACGTGGCACCATTGGAGGCTGCTCTAGTAAGCAGGTGCATCCGAGTTGCACCATTAAAGATCAGGCCCGCGCAGGGCTGGTTGGTGACAAACGCAGAAGTTGTTGAAATCGCACCTGCCGCATAGCCGTCGTTGGTGCTAGGGGAGTTCCCAACAGAAGTAAACGGTAAGCCACCGACAACAACAAAACCGCTGGCGGCCGTCTTGTCAACTGCGTCAGTTCTGATCGAACCTTGGACATACACCACGTTGCCGATCTTGGTATAACGACCGCCAGTAATTGCGTCATAAGTGACAGACACAAAGTTCGTGCCATCCGTAGCCAAGGTCGGCGTCCATACGCCCTCAAGGTAATCGTCAAGAATGTTGACGTTTGTGCTTGCAGCCGTGTTGGTGAAGTTCACGCCAGAGATCGGTTGACCTTGGTTTTCTTGGTAAGTTGAGGTTACGACGTTACCTGAACCATCTTCAAGGAACTGACCGTTTGTAATCAGCGACCCAGCCGCGTTGATAATTGTGACAACGGCATCACCACCTGCAACGTCCATACGGAACGGACGAGTGGACCCAGAGATGCTCTTGTAGCTATCAGCTTGGCCAAAGGCGTTACGAATAGAAACTGTACCACGGTCGCAGATCAGTGCGCGGTCAACAAACCCAGACGATCCGTTCCCAAAGTGCTTCCAGTCCGTGATGTCAGTCGAACTGCCAGTCGTCGCGTGGTTGATGTAGATGTGAGCCTGAACCGCGCCTTCTGTCCACACCCCATCCAGAAGGTTTCTGGAGAACGTGGTAGCCGTCACTTCAATGTTGAAGCCGATGTTGTTCCCGCTGGCGAGA